TTATCTATTAATTCATAAGTGGCATTTATTCCTATTTTCATTTGTTCTATCTCTTTAACATGATTATCATCCATGCGTTTAGACACAACAAAGTACAGGGTTGCCAATAGAACAGCAAACACAAGAACATATTTTAAAACTAATGGGGTCTTTTCCCAGAAACGATTTAAGTTGAATTTTTCGAGAGGTATAGAAGCCATTTTTTAAAAAATTTTATGTATATATCCCTAAGGATTTATTTTAGTTTTGCTGTTTAAACAGCTAATGTTCTTAATGTGGCTTTTGGAACTGTATCAACTTGTGGTTCTTCTGATTTTCCTCCTCTAATAATTCTTACAGGGTCAGCATCTCCTAATGCATTTGTATAATCAACAGCGTTTATTTTAACATTTGAAATAGCATCTCCAGTAGATTCATCTATTTCAACTCCTTCAATGTAATTATCTAGATTAGCAAAATCATTTACATCTTCGAGTATTCTTACCTGAGATTTAGGTATAATTGTAAGTGATCCTTCAACTAATACATTAATAGGTTTGTCATTTTCAGCATCTTTCCAATCACTATATTTGGTGTAGCAATTGCTTATTTTAACTGGAGTATTTCCTACATAAATACCGCATCTGACAAATTGTTCAAATAAAGCCTTTGTAGTTAGATTTTGAAGAGTTAATTTATCAAATTCATAAGGTGGTTTTTGTGTTTCAACTTTTGCATTTAATACCTTAACATCTTTTGGAGTTACACAACTTGTAGATCCTTGCACTTGAACAAGAACCTTATCACCCATTTGACCAATAATATATCCCTTTTGTTTATCTAAAAGGACTGTATCACCTATTTGAGCTTCGTTTAATTTCTTATTTAACTTTTTTTTTACTTCTTTGGATTCCTTAACTGGTTGTTGCTGTTGAGCAGCTTTAGCTCTTTTTTCGCGTTCGGCCTGCATGCGTTTTTCTTCTTCAGCCTTCATAGCTTTTTCAGCTGCACTTTCGGCATCTTCATGAACTTTTCTCTTAAGGAAAACTTTCTTCTTTTTACCTTCACCAGCTTCTTTAATGAATTTGTTTTTCTTTAAACCTTCGCCTTCAGCACTTTCAAGAGGTTCTTCCTTTTTCTTTTTCTTTTCTTTACCTTCTTCTTTTTCTTCTTCCTCTTCTTTGTCGTCTTCAGCTTTTAATTCATCTTTTTCTTCATCATCAAGATCTATTTCATCTTCTACTTTGATGTCATCTCCTTCTTCTTCTGTTTCTTCTTGTTCTTCTTCTTTTTCTTTTTCAGCTTCTTCAGCTTCTTCTTCAGTTTCTCCTGATCCTAAATCAATTTCATCTTCAGGAATAGTAGGCGTATCACCAATAAGTTCAGTTTGATCTTGATCAAATGTTACAGCGGATGCTGGTTGATCTGGAAGGTGTTCTGCCCCAACTTCTGTTCCGGTTTTTTCAGTTTCTTCATCACCTTTAGGTTTAGCACCATTTACTTCTTGTGGAATTGGAACAGTATATTTTTTTCCATCAACATTTATATCAATGGATATTTCTTCATTGATTCCTTCAGCTCTAAAATATTTTTCAATACGATTTAGATAATCTTTATATTCGTCTTTAACAGACTGAAGTTCTTCTTCAAGAGCTTCAACAACTTTTTGAGTTATGTCTCTCTTATAAGGATTTGATCTAAAATCATTTATCTTCTGAGTTAACTCAGCGATATAATTGTTATATTCTTCTTTAGTTTCTTTTATTTGTTCGTTAATCTTTTCTTCATCTGGAAGCAAACCACCATAAAGAGAAGTAACGTCGTATCTTAAATGTTCCATCATAATTCCTCTTGCTTGCATAGGATTCACATTACGATAGAATGTAGATTTTCCTAATTCAGGGTTATGAGTTGTAATGAACACATTGTCTCTTAATTTAAATACATCAGCAGAATGATTAACATCTTCTTTTAAGAAAACTCTCTTAACAAAATCAATTTCAGCAATTTCATTAAAGTTACTTCTTAAGAATTCTACTAATTGATAAAATCCTGTGTTTCCTGCCCATGAAGAAATTGATGCAGCATTCTGGAATTCTTCATTGGTCATAGGTTTGTCATTAACCATAACACCATTTTCAGTAATGAAGGCTTTATCTTTTCCGAGATAAACTGAAACACCTTCTCTTTCAACAACAACGTTAGGTTGTGCTAATGCTTCACAAAGAGTTTTAAATTCCTCATCAAGTTTCATAACATCAACATTGGAAAGTCTGTTAACAACATTTCCTTTCTTAACGTAATAAACTTTATTGACAGCAAAAACTGCTTCGTTTTCTCCTATATAAAGAACTGGAGAATACACCTTTTGAATATCACATTGAGCATTTGCATATTCTAACTGAAGATCAGTAGCATCCATTGTAATTATACTGGCGATGTCTCTTACAAATGGGTCATAGGTGAACTTCATTAAAGTTTCAGACAATTGATGTCTGGTTTGCATATTCTTGTTTGATAGATAATTATCAACTACATCAGCGATAAGAGGAACGAGATAATTACTTCTAGATTCTTTCATGGTTTCAAGAATCTTGATAATGTCAACATCATTCTTGTAAAGTTCTACGCGATCCTTAACAGCTTTAATTGCATTACCAACTGTTGGGAAATATCCAAATGGGCTTAAAGCAGTAATAAACTGTTCATATAAACGTGATTCATGTACTCCTTTATCAAGAGCATCTTTAAATTGTTCAAGAACAGCTTTTAATTCTTTACTTTCGTTTAAAGAATTTACAGCTTCGCGAACTCCAAGATTCTTAATCGTGAAAAGTCTCTTTTGAACATCTAACCATTCTTTAACACCCTCAACTTTTTCATACTTTGAGAGTCCCTCAAATAAGTTAGTTATAGCAACCCTTTCAATTTCGAATCTTGCCTCTGGAGTAACACCATTATAAATGGTGGAACTTATTGCTGCAATAGCACTTTCGCAAAGATTCTTTACCTCGTCTGAATTGGTTTTGCTCTTTAATTGATTAATTTTTTCTATCATCGCCAATTAATTTATTTGATATAATATAGGTGTATTTTTTCTATATATTTATGATTTTCGCCTCGTTTTAGACAATTTTAATATCGTTGGAGATTCCAAATGTTTCCCCATCATTAGTATTAGTTATGTAAATATCAATATGTTTGAAATCTATAGGTTCTGGGAAAAATACAGATATGTTCGGGTCGACAGTAATTGATGTCAGTGTGTGGTATTGTATGTTGCCCCATATAGCTCCGTCGGGACTATATGAAATCTGATTATGTCTATCTCTCATCTCTAATTGTAAATTAATAGAAGTATCGCTATCAATAGAAGAGAAATATCCCTCATCAATAATTTCAAATGATTGCGAAGATATTTGTCTAGTATTTAAATCTGGGATTATCTTAACTATAGGTATCTTTGTAACCTTAATATCATTTGTTTCTTCCCATATAATATTTGGTTCCTTATAATTTGTAAATGTATTAGGAATGTTCCATATATAATACTCATGATTTGGAACGGCTAGTTCAATATCATGAAAGTCATTTTCCCCATAATATGCCCATTGAAGATTAACTTTATTAATTATCTTTCCTCTGTCATTAAATACCCATTCAATCCACACAGGGGTTCCTTTAGGAATTATTGCTCCTTTGCGCGGGGTAACGATTTGGAATTGAGAGCCTAAATACATATTATCCGTTGGCGTAATTGTGTTTATATTATTCTTTTCCGGAACAGGATATAAATTATATGAAAACCCCTTTATTCTAGAAGTAGGTTTCATCTCTGTAGTTGGATCAAAAACTGGTTGATAAGTTTCAATTTCTAATTGGAAATTGACTTTTATTGGGTTGTTAGCTTCAAATGAATATTGAATATTTTTTTCAAGAGTTATATCTTCGGGAAATCCAACAGTGTTTCCAATTCTTAATCCTCTATAATAAACGTAATAAGTAACATTCTTGTAAAATACTTCGCGAATTGCTTGCTCAATTTTAAGAGCAGTTATTTGACGATCACACCACAATTCACAATCAATTCTAACACTCAATGGGATTGAATATAAATAAGATACATATGATTCTAATTGACCATCAACCTCTTTAACGTAACGTCCTTGAACATAACGAGAAGTTATTCGTTGAGCTACTATGCTTGACCCTGTATATGTTATAACTCCACGTGGAATCATATCAAAATTTCCATCTACTGGTCTTGGTGGCATACACTCAGCATAATGAGTATAGAAATCTTGATTAAATCGTTCATCCCCAGATTGATTATAAAACCATGGAACTTGAACGGTTTCAATATCATCATCAGCCCAGGCTTGTTCATACTTGATCTGATTATTTAAAATATCCAATAAACCTGCTAGAACAGCACGTATTAAAATATTTTCGTTATTATATTTGTGGTATAAACTCATTTAATAATGGATTCTATTTTTTTAATACTTTTACTCAACTGATTTAAATGATCAGTTGAAGTCTTTATATATTTTTTTATTTCGTTTATTTCTTTCTTTATATTTTCTTTATCTTCAAGCACTATATAACCATCATATTCAACAAAATCTTCAAATTTTATTTGGCCTGTTTCATTTGTTATTAAATATCTTATTTTAAATGTATCTTTAGATTCATCATAACTTTCTATTTTAGCTAGGATTTTATTAATTGTTTTTTCGTCATATTCGTTAAATCCATATTTAAGTTCCCATATAACATCTGCACCATTTTTTAATGCTAAATTTATGTCTTGTTTGTGCCTTCCTTCTACAGCATCTATTAATTGTTGATTTATATCGCTTGTATCATATGAAATAACTTTATTTTTTCTTAAAAATGTTTTTATATTTTGCTGGTCATATTTATTTTTAATTATAGAAAATTCAAATCCTGCGTCCATAAGAATTTTAGCTATTTGAATCTTTTCTTTATCAGATAAATCGTTATGATATCGAACAGCATAATCCATAGCTGTTGGATGACGTTTTAAATCTTCTCCAAAGGCATTTAAATCAGGTGATTTATCAATATAGTTTACATTTATTCCATTATCTATTAATGTTTTTATAATTTTAATTCTATCATCTTTAGAATCATAATCACTATTCCAAGAATCCCTTAATATAACTTTCATTAAAAGATTTTTCCCAGATTTATCTACATAATTTACATTGCCACCCTTATCAATTAAAAGTTTAGTTAATTCAGCACTTTTACGAGTTGCAAGAGATAAAATTGTATTGAGATTTACCCCTTTAAATTTTTTCAATATATAATCTATAATATTAGTTGTAGTTTTATTATCGTGAATTTTTCTTCTAAGTATAAATTCTATTATTTTATCAAATTGGGTATTTGCGCCTGATCCTTTTAAAATCTCAATAATTTCAGGAGTTTTTGAATACATTATAGGAGTTGCTGAATAATTATCTTCGACGTTGACGTTTGCGCCTGCTTGAATTAATTGTTTAACAACCTTTGATTGACCTTCTTTTGCCGCTTGATGTAATCTAGTTTGTCCATCTTGAAAAACTCTATTTACATTTCTCATCTTAGATATGGATTTAGACACGTCTTCTTCAGATTTCCCTTTTAAAATATTTTCTATTCCTTCGGTTACCAATCTTGCTCTCATAATTAAATATCCCAAGCCATTCCTAATGTAGCTAGATTCCATTGTTCCATAGTAAGGCCTATTTTTTTAGCATATCTTTTTGTATAAAAATGTTTATAAAGAAAAGATCCAAGCGGCCATAACATTAAAATAAAGTCCCCAAAGAATATGTATTTTATAGTGTCAAATAAGTCTATTCTTTCTGATGCTGTATGAATTATTCCCAAAATAATGCAGACAACAATTGCCAAAAAAATAACATAACGAATAAATTTTTGATAAATCGGATAAAACCATTTATAATACTTTGGTGGATTTTTCATGAACAAATCAATTGCTTCGATTTGTTCAGGGGTTAAATCCAATAATACATTTACATTATCAAACTTTGGCATATTCTTTTATCATTTTTTGAATGTTCTTTGCAAGGCTATGAAGAGATTTAGAATAAGTACTCTCTGCTATAGGTAATCTATCACGCCCTTTATACATTTTTACATAATAGCTATATCCAGAGTGACTCCTTTGTAAAAACAAATCATAAGCTCTATATTTAGCTTTATAAATTAGCTCTCCGTATTCTTCTCCAATGTTTTGAAAATCAATATCTATTGTTTTTCGTAAATATTCACAAATGATATTACAAAGAAATTCTTGTTTTGTTTTATCAAAGGCTCTTACCATATCATCAAAATAAATCTTATCTTCAGACATGAAGTTGCGAACCATTTGTTCTAGTTTATGAAATGGATTATCGGTCTTTTTTAACTTCTTTGCCTGTTCAGCAGAAAGACCAAAATCTTCATATTCTTCATTTACGGATTTTGCTCTCATTTAAATGATTTTATTTTATTTATTCATTAGTATAATACCAATCCCTGAAATTTTTGCTAAGTAAGCGATGTCTAATAGTATTTAAGGGGATTTTTAATTTTCTGGAGGCTTCATGCAAGCTATCATATTTCTTATTTATAATAACTATAGATTTCCCTGGAATTTTTCTGCCTTTACTTGCCTTTCCAATATTTATTTTATGCTCCTCAGAAAAAAATTTTTTCTTTCCTTTGAATAATTTAGATACCATTTCACGCCCTTCTTTAGATCTATTATAAGCTATCAATCGATGTGAATTTTTTTGTTTAAGTTTTAATTTATGTTCTTCAGAAAAGGGCTTTCTCTTTTTTCCAGTTTTAATTTGACTCATTTTTAATCTTGTTTCTATTGATACACTTTTCGAACATTGATGACCCCCTTTCCAGCTTATATTATATCCGCCCTGAGAAACATGAGTTTTATAAAGTTTTATATATTTTTCTTGAGCATTAAAAGCTTCTTCTTTTGAATTAAATGATTCTAATATTTCCCTTTTAAAATTTTCTTTACCGAATTTTTTTATAGCTTTATTAATATAAATTCCGCTACCTAAATAATTATCACATATGGGATTATAACAAGAATGATCTCCAATATATTGTTTTCCATTTAATAAATTAGTAGTTATATAAATAAAATGATTCATGACTATTATAATGGTTTTCCAGATATACCATATTATATATCATCCATTATTTTTATTCGTCGAATAAAATCATTCGGAAACATATGGCGATTATAATGAATAAGATCAGATAAAGAACCATCTAAAATATATGTAACAGCCCAATCATCTTCATTACGAATACTGCGCCCTACTCCTTGAAGCAGAGAAACCACCGCTCGCCACTTATACCAACCAGGGTTTATAGACAATTTTGTTTTAACAAATCTATCACTTAGTGACAGATAGGGAACTTTGGCAAATATTTGGAAACGTGAAAATTCATCTTTTAAATCCAATCCTTCTAATATTGAAGGCCCCATTATTATTTTTCCCTTTGTTGCCTTCATCATATCAAGCATCTGTCGTTTCTCTTCTGTTCCCTCATAAACAAATACCCTCTTTCTATTTTCAGGAGTTAAATTATCTCTTATTTTCATTGTCAAATCATAAGAAGCGGAGTGAATAATACCGCTTTCTCCTGCGTGTTTTGATATTATTTCATTGATTTTTTTATAAAGCCATTCTTTATTATTATCAATTTCCTTATAAGTCATCCTTCTTTTTGGATAATAATAAATAGGGGATTTTTCAAATGGAAAAGTATTATCCATTTTAATGTACTTCGCTCCTTTGATGTTAACGGCCCTCATGTATTCCTTTGGATCTGCAAATGTTGCACTCATTAATACAGTAAATCCAGTAAATTGATGAAAGAACCTATTCATTAAATAACTCTCCTGTAGACAATTAAAAATTAATTCATCTGCAGATGGGTTTTTAATAAGATTTCGGGTTGTAGTATGACTAATAATGTAGTTGTAATCTTCAACCTTACAATGAACATCTTTAACCCAGTCAGAAAGAAATAAGGCTTCTCTCCATTCTACAGGGGGTTTTTTCTTTTGATATTCTGCTTCAACTCGATCTTTTAATTTCTCTATTGAAATCAAAAAAGTTTTAAGTGCTTTTTCGATAGAACACAAATGGCCATGTAGATTATCTTGGTCTTCGGTATTCCACATTTCTTCTATTGAGCTTTCAACAACATCTACATCTAAAGTATGGTCATTAACTTTATGATTTCTAAAAAAATCAGAAAGCTTCTTTAATTTTTCAACGGTTCCTTTTGTAAATCTTGGTGAATAATGATTTTGAACGATGTCAAGAATTTTATGTCCTTCATCACATATCGTAAAATCTCGAGGAGGAAACAATGGAGTTCTTGTTTCCTCATTATTGTGAGAATTTACAAAATTCTGCATGATCAACCAATAATTGTAATTTAAAACTGCTGTATCAGCGTTGACAGCCATATCTCTGGCAGAAAAATAAGGGCATTCATTATAACATAGCATTTTACGGGGATTTGTGTTTCTTATCTTACATGTCCCTAATGAATGTTTTTCATCATTATCAGTACACTTATAATGATCTACTCCTTTAACCAGACCCCATGGCAATTTAAACCTATTTATATCATTTTGATATTGGTCTTGAAGCGATATTTCAGAAGCAAGAATATAACCTTTCTTTTTTGTTATGTTTAAAATGTGAGATACTGCCATAGCAATAAGTGATTTTCCACTTCCGACCGGCGCATCAAGAATAACAACCTTATATTTCTTCTCTAAATATGTTTGAACTATTTGTTCTACTGCTTCCTTCTGTCCTTTGCGCCATTGGAACCCCATTGGCATATAAGTATCTTCAAAATCTTTTATATAAGTATCAATGACGGTATTTAATTCGTCCTTTGATTTTGGTTTTAAAATATCTGTCATTCCCATATTTGTTTGTATAAATAAAAAACACCCAAGTTTTTGGGTGTTTAATATTCTACATTGAATTTTTGGGCTATTTTTTCAAGAGCCCGGTTGACAGCATGATTATAATTATCCTTAGTTAAATTTCTACTCAAATGAAGAAATTCTGTCCAAAATTTATTAAATTCGGGGAATTTATAAGAAGCGTTGTAGTCTTGATTTTGTTGGGCTTTATCAATATCAGAAATAAGGGGTTCGTCAAATTTAAAGGCTGTGGCTAAATCATCTACAATATTAAATAAAGAATCCCTATCCATTAAAAAGAAATATTGATCTCCTCTTTTTAATCTTCTCATAAATCCTCTATTAAAATGTAATCCACCTTGCCATTCTTTGATATTATTAAAGGATTTTATGAAATCTTTTAAGGTTACTTGATCAATAAAATCATCAATTACTTGATCAAGATCTTTATTAATAGCTTCTTGAGATCTTGGTTTTAAAACATCTTCTAAAGATTCCGCAACAAACATTACTTAAAAGTTAATTTTCCTTTGGGCAAACCTAATCTTCCCATATCAATTTTTCGATTTTCTCTAAGATAATCATTATAAACTAACTTTATTGAATCATGAAGTTCTGTGTGTTCAATATTATTTAAAATATGAATAGCGACATCGAGAGTTCCAACACCAAATTCTTCTGCGATTGAGTCAACAATTTCTTTAGGATCCATTCTTTCAAAATCCCATAATCTATTATAAAATGCTACTTCAAGATCTTCTTCAGATTTGGGCTTTAAAACATCCTCAATATTTTCATTTACTAATTTCATAAAGATGGAAACAAAATAGTTATTTCGCTTGGAAGGAGTTCGTGTATCAAAGGGATTTTATATTTTTTAGAAGCGCTTGGTTTTAAATTAATATCTTCTATTGAAGGTTCATTATCCATATCAAATAAAACTGTTGCCATTCCAATTTCAGGAAATTCATCTCTGTGGTCTGAAAAATTATCCACTTCATCTTGTTCATCCGGGTTGATAGTTCCCGGATAACCATAAATAGGCAATTCGGACATTCCTAAATAATCTTCTAAATATTCTTCATATTCAGAATCGTCTGGGTCTTCATCTGCAAAATCAACATCATAATATCCTTCATCAATAAAAATATAATAATTTAAAGGCTCTCTTTCCACAGCAGTTTTTATAGATTTTTTAACCTCTTTTTCAGATTTAGGTTTTAAAACATCTTCTAATTCTTCGTTAACTAGTTTCATTTTTTAAAAATTGTTTTAGCTTTGAATGATTCTTCAATAATATCATCCATTTTAAATTTGCGATAAGTGTTTCCAACCTTCATTAGGAACGCACCGTCTTTCATCCTAGCCATAGGAACCGCATCAACAATTCCCTTTTCTCCTTTTACTTTAAATGAAACAGTTCTTCTAGCATACTCAGGAACCTTTAATTCATTATTTAAAGTTGCTTCGAACTCATCTTGAATAATTAAATCATCTTCATCAGGATCTTCTGTCATTTCAACTTTATCAAATGGAGATTCAGTAACTTCTACTTCTTCACCATCTTCTTCGTCATAAATATCTTGATCCCGTTCAAGACTTTCTTTTACGAATCTTGCTTTCATTTTTTGATTTTCTTTTAATTTATATGGTGTGGTTGCATACCTTGCAATAAGATCATCTATATCTTGATCTGAAGCTTGTGGGTATTTTTTGCGAATAATAGAAATAGCTTTATGGGGGCCATGAATCTCAATTAAATCGAGAATTTCCTCTTCGTCAATACCCTTATCTTTAAAGCGATTTTTAAAATCTTCTAAATATTTTCCCATACTGTTTTATTTATTTATCTATCTCATCATCCATTTCATCATCCATATACGTTTCTATAGCATAAGTAACGGCCCCATCAAAATGATTAATGAAGGTAGTTAATAAAAATTTTTCGTTTTTTTCAAGAGAAACACCTTGTTTTTGTATTGTATCAACCATCCCCTGTATCTGCTCCATCATATCATCCCATATTTTATCATGGATATATTGATCTACAGCTTCCATTTTGCTCTTTGGCAATAGAATGTCCTGTATATTTTCATGTATACGTTTAGCGCGCATAATTAAAATCTTATTTTTTTATATATTATCAGATAAATAAAATAAAAGATTACATGAGGGCTAAGTTTACTAATGAATCTGTCGAAAGCATTTTAAAACCTGTTTCTGGTGATGAGATCAAAAACAAGTTTAAGGAATGCATTCTTAAAATATATCCTGACTTCAATGAAAGAGCACAAAAATTATTGGATGTTTTGATGACCAATAATTTTTATGCTCCAATTATGAATGATTTAGAAACTTCTCGTGAATATGAAAATACTAGTAGCGAAGATAAGATGATGGCGGTTGTTAATGGATTTATGAACCTAATGGATAAGTTAGATGTTTGGGATAAAAGTATTAAAGACGCTCAAGAAACCATAGAAGGATATATTGAAGGAATGAAAGCCCTTTCGTCATATAAAAGTTGGAATCCTAGAACAACTTATTATAAAGGATGGTTTTAATCTGTTTCAAGTTTTTCAACGATTAAATCGCTAAATCCGTCTCTTTTTTCTATAGAAATTTTATAATCAAAAAACTCAACAGGAAGAGGAGAGTGATTGATAATGAAAATATTCATTAGGAGCTCCTTGGAGGTCTTCTGGAGTAATCCAATTATGTCATAAATGCCATCACCATCAATTGAAGAGAGTACCTCATCAAGCATGAAAATGTTTAAAGAAGGGTATTTGCGTTTTAACATTCTAATGATTGAAATCAAAACAGCTAAATCAACTCTTTTCTTTTCTCCCGTGGATAGAGTTTCGACATTTATTTCGATTCCTAAATGTTCGATACATGGCGCAAAATCATTATTAAATCTTAAGCGATAAGGAAAGTGTAATTCATTAAGAGTAAACTCAATTTCTTTATTCAAGGTTGGAAGATAACTCTCAAGAACTTTCTTTTTAACTCCGTCATCGGAATATAATTGTTCAAGTACAGATCGATATTTGAAATCTTCATCTAAAGTTACTTTTTCTGTTTCTTTTGTTTGAACTTCAATAGTATTTTTAGAAATGATATTCTGGATTGAGGAGAATTCCTTTGGTTTATCTTTCTTTAAACGATCAAGTTCGGCTTGAAGAGATTGAAATGCAGTTTTAACTTGAATAATAAAAGTATTTATTCTTTTTAAACCTTCTTGGACCTTTGATAATGAAGTTGTATATTGATCTTCAGTCTTCAATAATAATTCTAATTCTTCATTCTTAGCAGTGAATTTTGAATGAAGTTCCTCTTTCAATAATTCAAATCTTTGTTCTGTAAATGGAGTAGCACAAGTAGGGCATTTATCCTGTTCATATAGATCTAATTGTTTCTTTAGATTTTTAATATCATTTTTTAAATTGGATTTTTGATTTTTAAAAATATCGTATGCTTTTTTGATGTCATTCTCTTTCTTTGTATACTCATCTAATTTTTTATAAGCATCTTCTAATTTAGGCTTAAATTCGTTCATTTTTTGAACTACTTGCTTTATTTGATCAGAGTTATCTTGATTTATTTTAGCTTTTAACTCTTCAAGTTCTTTTGATGCGGTTTTGATAGTGTTCTTTAGAGATTGTATTTCTCTATCAAATAAAGTTATGTCTGTTTTTATTTTTCTAAGATCCTCTTTAACAAGCTTATTCATTTGGTTAATAACCTCCATAGCAAAAAGCTTGTCTATAATGATTCTTTTATCATTAGGGGTCATTGAAATGAATGATTTAAAATCATTAACTGATAATGAAATGATATTAGAGAAGATGTGGTATGGCAAGCCAGTAACTTCCATATCAATATAATCTTGATAATTTTTAGAAATAGCCTTTCCGATATCTTCGGGACCATCTCCTGTATCTTTATATACAATTAAATCTTGTGGAGATAACCATCTTTCAATCTCTACTGTAGTATTAGGATTAACCTCGATTTGGCCACGAATCCATCCGTGTTTATTTAATCGATTAGCTATATCATCTTTCTTAAACTTATCTAAACGGCCATAATAAAGAATCTTTGGTAAATTAACAACAAAAGATTTACCATTGCCATTTTTGCCCGTAACCATCCACAACCCACCAGTGTCAGAAAATTCTAATTCTTGCAGCTTGTTTCCATAAGGACCTATATTTCTCCACTCAATTTTCTTCAGTTTCATATTCTAAATCAGCAATAACGGTTTCTTCTTTCGAAGCCTTTTCATAATATTCTTTATTCAGCATTTTTAATTTAACTAACATTTCTGTAGCTAAATTCAAATCACTTATACTCATTTCAAGGAGAGTTAAAATATCTTTAATATCTTCTCCATCAATAATACCTACAAACTCATCATCGGTTTTAACTTTTTCACTAGTTGTTTCAATCTTTTTGTAAGGGCATCCTTTAAGAAGATCTATAAATTTAGTTAAATTAAATAAGTGAACATATTTGTCTGGAACTATAATATCAGTATAGTTGTTGGCTAAAACTTGACTTGCATACTCTAATGTCCATTCCATTAAATCTTCTAATCGAATTCGCTGAAATACCGATGATAAATTATTTTCAAAGAATTCAACCTTGTTATTATCGGGGTCAAATATATAAACAGCCTTTTTATTCCCTATGTCCCCGCGTTTAGTGTGATAGGGTGAACCTATATACATCATGTGATCAATTTCTTGTCTCTTATGTATATGGCCCGAAAATATTCTTTTATATCCCTTAATATCCCTTAAATTAACTCCTCTTACAATACTATGGCCATTATCATATTTGAATCCTGCCATATCAGTATGAGCCAAAATATATTCAGCGTTGCCTGCATTTTTACGAGCATATTGTTCTTCTTCGACAGATTCTCCAATCCAAGGAAGAATCAAAATTTTGGATTTATTATTAGTTATTATACAGGGTTTTTCAAAAATTGTAACGTTTGGGATAAATCTAAATGCAACCAGTGAGTTTACATCTGTTTCTTTCTTCTTATAAATGTCATGATTTCCTGTCATTAAATATACAGGCAGAATTTGGGAAATTTTGTAAATAATATCTACAGCTTTGTTGACAACATTTACATCAAGAAGTTGGCGATTATCAAACCAATCTCCAAGCATAAAAAATACATCTCCTTTTTTGACATTTTTTTCAAGAAAAGGAAAGTAAAATTGTTCAAAAAATAATAATTGATTATTTAACCACTCAAGCGAGTTTGCCCGTACACCAAAATGCAAGTCGGAAAGTAAAAAGATTCGATTAAATTTAATATTCTGAACTGGAACTTCATAATTCTTTTCCTCTTCCATCACAAGAAAACTGTTTATAAATTATAAACTAAAAAAGCTTTTTGGTTTTGATTTTTCTATTAAGATTAAACTTTTCGTTTAATTCACGCAAAAGACCCTCTTTATCCAAGACTCCCACTTCAGAATATAATTGATCATAGTTTATTTGAAAAAATTCTGCAAAACCAATGAATATTTGTGTTGACGAAAAGGTTTTTTCTTTTAACAATCTTTCTTTGAAGTAGTAATACATTTTAACCAAGTCGTTTTTATCGACCCGTTTTGGATTTTTATATTTTTCATAAAACGGGGATTGTTTAAACAACTCATAAATTTTTTCATCAAGAATTTTATTAGTTCTCTCCTCTACTATATTATCAGAAATCGTATCACTATAAAGATCCAATACTCGATCATCAACCTTCATAGGTTGGGTAAAACTTTCGTACTCAATATCTCCTGAATTATAGGAATTATTGATTATTTTATCATCTTTCATATTAAAATCTTCTTCGTCAAATTCAAAATATTTCATTCACGGTTTTTGCTATTTATTTTCCATCTGCGGGAAATAATGCACGCCCTGTTATTGAAGGTTGGGAAGGCTGATCTATTGTTTTACTGATAGTTGCCGCAATTTGTCCCTGTGTACCATGAGATTGAGAATTAGATATTTTATTTTGCCTCCATCCTCCTACACTTGCTGCTATTATGTCCATATCTTCTATTTGTGCAGTCATATCTTCATCAATCCTCGCAAATTTTCTATTAAATTCAAATCTCTTTCTTGTATTTTCTAAACCTGATACACGATCTGCAAGATATTTTAAATAGAATTCTCCTCTTGCTTTCATTTCAGGATTAACAACGATACCAAATAATCCATCAACTGTGTGTAATAAAGCCCCCGATTCAGAAACATTTGAAATGGTTAAATCGGTCGTATCCCACCCGGTTCTGTTTGTTTGTGTTGGAGAAATAATAGCCCATTGCTCTTCTTGGGCTACTGCTCGAAGGTCTTCACTAATCTGTTTAATCTTCATATAAAGATTCTCAGTATTAGGATTTCTCCAGTTCTTCATAATGTTTATATAGTCCACAAACACATTTTCAAATTTATATCCCAACATATCTTGTGCTTTTACAAGATATGATCTTAGATCGTTTGCAGACATTGTTGATGATGGAAATTCTTTAACGTGTAATTTTCCTAATGGCCTTAATGCGTTTTGTTTTAAATCAGATAACTTTTTCTTTAATAAATCTTGATCTTTTGCTAACTCTTCATAATCATCTAAGGCGACATTTAACATGTTAGAACCAATACGCATGTTAACAATTTCTTGTTGTAGCTCTAATGTAATGTATGCAGTATTGTAACCGTTATAAACTGAATGTGCAGCTAAATTACACATCCACATAGATTTGCCGGCTTTTGGTCCAGAAAGGAATACAATTAATGAACCTTTCCACCATCCGCCCTTTAAGCATTTATCAATATATGGATAACCTGTTGGGGTTCTCGCTAATCTCTTTTGAGAGTGCGCAGTTGCATCAAAGAAGTCTGCCCCTAAATTAAACGAGAAATCAATTGCGGTTTCCGTTGTCATCATATGACGAACGTTTTCCACAACCTCAGATGCATTTTCAGCTGTAGGCTTATTAGTTTTCATAAACGCAATAGCCTTTCGCATAACATGGTCCAGATTTCTTACTTGAATCCACGGACCAATATTATCTTGTAACCACTCCTGATCGTATTGCTTTAATTGCTCTAATGTATTATATAGAGCGTCGATTACATCTTGCGAATACTTTTCACTAAAACCTTTTATTCTAACTAATTCAGACATTTGCTCCTTTGTTGGAGCAGCATTATAATTTATAGCATGTTCTTTAGCTATAGAAAATAAATCCTTTAATGTCTGTGTAGAAAAGAACTCTGGTTTTGTGGTATTTAAGAACGTCGGATTTGCAAGAATGTAATGATAAAATATAGTTTCTTGATAGGCGTTTATCATAAATATTGTTTTATTTTTTATGCAAAAAAAGAAGCTCGGTTTTAAGCTTCTTCTTTATTTTCAGATAAATTATATCTGAGATTCTTATTACTCGATAAATCATATCGAACGTTTTCCATCTAAATACAAATCATGTTTATTTTCATTAGTACTGTTATTTTTGGACTTGATTCTTTTATTACCATGGATGATTCAATAAGGTGTACATAGTATACTTATTGTGGGAAATATATCCCTTATCTACAAGGGCGTTTAGATCCTCTTCAACAGAGGATCCAATGCGGCATCTTGTCTTCATGGCGACATCCCATTTTTTAAATTCGGTTCTTCCTTCGTCTTCTAAGAAGGTGACGATTTCGAAAAGAAGATCCTCATAAGTGGGGTTGTCTACAATACCAAGAAGATTTTTTATTTTGATTTGCTTTTTATTGATCTTCTTCATCAAAGGTTGGAATTTCTCCTTCAGATCCAATAGATACTTCTTCTAATTCGGCTAAATCTTCTAATGAATCTATGGAAGGAAGCATGAAAATAGGTTTGATTACTTTTTCATCTAATTCGTGAAGAACTTCTTGAGTAAATACTTTATCAGTAAATAAGTCTGTTAAAGCAGTTTCTCCTTTTAGATGTTTACACACAAGGGTTCTTGCAGTATCTTTTGGTTGAGCATACATCTTCTCTCCATTAGGACCTTCAAATTCACGGCAAGATTTCTTTTCTGCATCAGTTAATTTTTCATATAACTTTTCGGTTAATGCCTTTCCTCTCATTATACCGCAAGAATCCCAAGAGGTAAATTTTTCAAGACCAACATAGGGATTTGGTTTCTTATAAAAAGGAATATGAATTTCAATTCGAATCGGTCTCGCAAATCTTTGTTTAATCGGAGTTACTACTATGGTTACACCAACTCTAACTGCTTCAATATTTTTATCCTTTGCGTTTTGTTCGGATTCCTTATCGTCTAATTTCTTCTTAGTAAGCATGAACATTATTGAAACATTATATTTCAATCCGCCACCGCCAGAAACTTCTTTTCCAGGAATATATGAACCAATTTTTTCATAAACATGTGCGTTAACAATAAATGGAATTCCGTATTTAGCAAATTTCATTCCATTTACTCTAAACAGCTTACGAACCTGTTGCTGCTTAGTCATATCTCTTTTATCGCTTGCATCGACAGAGTCTTGTAACTCTTTTATCGAAGAAAGGTTTCCTAAAGAGTCCAAGCCAATAGCAATTTTAGGTGGTTCTTGTCCTGACTTAATTGCATCTTCTATAGATTCAATAATTTTTGATGAGATGTGATTTACTTCTTCAATAGTATTTACAGGTTGTAAACGAAAACGACTGGTATCAACACCTAAACGGGATACAAAATCTCTATCAATAGAACCCTCTGAATCAAAATAAATTATATCATAAGGTTTTGGCATGTTTTGGGCATTTCTAAAAATACTCAAGGCTAAATAAGTTTTGCCAGTTCCTTCTTCTCCTGCTAATCCAAGTGAACGTCGATTGGGCATTCCTCCAAATAAAGATCCGCTTAAAGCCGCATTTAAAATATACCATCCTGTAGGAATCCACTCATCAATTTTACCTATGGGGTTTACATCAATTATTTCGCCATCGGGGGCTATTTTATTCAAAAGATCATTTAACTTTGAAAATGATGTTGTTTCTTCTTTTTTCTTTGCCATCTATTCTCTAATTTTATTAATATTATGATGATTATCATCATAAGTTTTGGATCCAGCCTTACAAAATTTAATGCAAATCATCAACAAAACTAGAGTTATAGCAACAGAAAAAATGTGTTCAAAAAGGGAATGCTGGAATTGTACATTTCCAAATACTTGAGCAAATGTATGAATAAACAATAATGATAAATGATATAAAAACCCTGCTAAAAAGGATATTAAAATAAATTGAAAAATATAACGAAACGTTTTTTTCATTTTAATATCTTAGATTATCTATTTCTTGATTTAATTTTGTGAATTCTTCATAAAATTTATCCTGTAAAAAATCTGGTAACTCATAAAATGTTTGATATAATAAATTCATTACTTGATTCTTTCTTCCTTCCCACATCTCAAGTGGCCATCCATCAGAATCTCGTAAAGATTCAATTTCATCTGCTATTATGGAAAAAGAATTTTGTGTATCAATAATAGCCTTTTCAATTGCTGGTTGAATCTCTTTTGATGATTTAGGTTTTAAAACATCATTTAAAGATTCTACAACTAACTTCATTAAGTATAATTATTTTAAAAAGAATTGATCCAGACATCATTATTGTCTGCCCAATCATAAAGCAATTCCATCACATGATCTACTTCATCCGGGGATGGGCTTATATCTAGCATTTCAAATTCACTAATGATATTTTCAAAATTTGATTGTTCATCTTCTCCAGCATAAATCCCGATATCTTCAACTTTTTCTTTCAATAAAGAAACTATTCCTTGTTTAAAGGCCTCTGTATCATCATCTTCTTCAAATGCTTTAATTAATGGAGAAATATCTATTCTAAATTTCCATTTACCCCCATCTTTACGAAATCCCCTTCTTTCAAGATCTGCAATTTCGTCTTTAGATTTTGGTTTTAAAACATCATCTATTAAAGCCATAACATATTATTTATTTTATTTATTCAAGCACAAATTCCATGCTCTGAACGAGTCATTTCATCTTCAATAAATTTACGTCTTTCTTCCATTATTTTTACAATTTCAAATAAGTTTAATGGACGATAAACACCACCAGTAAAAGTCAATAATTCTGGGTTGTCAATTCCTACATCGAAAGAAAGACCATCATTTCTAAATCTTCCATGAACATGACCATATAAGTTCCAAGGTAACCCGTGAACATGCCAAGAACCATGAGGTTTACGATTCCAAGAAACAAATGGATAATGACATAAAACTATATGAATATTTAGTCCATCTCTCGAAAATGTAAAATCTTTTATCTGAGTTATTTGTGAAAACCTTGTGGAGCTATGAAGGATATTTCTATCATGATTTCCTTCAATTAAAAATTTATTTCCATTAAGGCGGTCAATAAATTTTTCTGCTTCTTCTCTTTTAGCCATTGATAAATCACCAATAAAGAATATAGTGTCTCTCTTTTTAACCCACTTATTAATAACTTCTTTTATAAGCCATTCATTGTGGGCTTTGTCCAAAAGTTCTTTATAAATCTTATTTTTAAGATTTCGATCTTCCAGAGAAAATGCTGCTAATACATTTTGATCTAAAAACACAGGACGATTACATATATCGATGATCTTTGGATGACCATGATGTATGTCTGCAGTAAACCAAATGGATTCCATTTCTGCTTTAATTTCTGGGGTTATCTTCTGCAGTATGTCTTTTGATTGATCTTTTCCTTCTAAGTTACTCATTTTTTAAAATATTTACCGCCTCTCTTTCTATCGATGCAATTTTTCTACTTATGTTGTGAAAATCTCTATAATCATATATGGACATATTTGCTAATATATTCATTTCTTGTTTTAAAGCCCATAACAAGAATATTTTTTCTCTATCATTTGTAAATTCAAAAATTTTATGGCTCTTTAAGTTAAAATAATCAAAGGTCATCTTTATCAAAAAAATTTAAACAAATATAATACTTATTTAAATCACCTATCTCAGCTATGTTATAAAATCTTTTATTTTTTACTAAATGAATTCCTCGATCCATCATCTGGGTTTTTCTGCCTACTAATATTACTTTATCATTGAATGTATTATCTTTAATAAACTTAAGTGGTAACTTAGGAATTCTTTTTATTGTTTGTTTATTAGCTATTAAAAAATCTCCGGGGCCCCGCCTGGTATTTACGGCGATAGAATTAGCAGCTGCCATTATTCTATAGGGCAAATCCCTTTCATCAGTTATCTTAAAACTTATCCTCCCCGCACTAATAACCATTTCTTTAACAACCTGTTTATAAATTTCTTTCCAATTATAAATAGGATGTAATAAATAAATTTTGTGATGGCATACGACTGATCTTATTTCTCTAATACTTTCTATTTCAAAGTTGTATTCTCCTCCATCAATTTCAAAACTATGATGTGTTTGTATTTGAACATCTGACGGATTGTTAACTTCTTGAAAAATAAGACTGGTTAATATTATATGATCATCATTATCTTTGGCATCAGTATGAATAATGTCTATTATCTTTAATAGATTCATTACCCCCTTTATTTCTTTTCGAGAAGAAACTTCAATACCATATTCTTCACAAACAGAATCTTCTATTTGTCTTTTTGTTTTGGGCTTTAATATGTTACTTATACTTTTAGACATAAGCTGGATTCCAAGGTTTTGTTCTCAATCTTTCACTAACTAATTCTGACTCCGCGCTCTCTAATAATTTGATATTATGAAGTCGTTCTCTAGCTGCATCAACTGAATATCCCAATGCTTCATAATATTCTAATTTATCATCAACAGTATCTATATCTAATTTTTGTTGTCTAACTAGATTTAATTCATGTTTTGTTTCCCACATTCTTTGTACTATATCAGAAGAGACTCTTTGCATATATTAAGTTTCCTGGTATTGGGTTAAATCCCAAAGGTTCAATAAATCTGTTAAATGGTTCTACTATAATCTTTTCAAACTGTTTATCATAATCAATTGAAGGAGCAAATTCATATGGATAATCACCTGGTAAAAATCCAAAAATATCATTCTCTCCTTTAGAATAATAGAATTTTATTTTATCACCGGTTTTTATCAAATTATATTTACCTTTCCATTTTGTATTAAACAACATGTGATTATAGAGTGCAGCTGCTCTAACATTTATTGGACATTTGTCACCAATTTTTAATTCTTTACGATCTTCTAAAACATATTTTTCATAATCACCAATTGACATTGTTTTAGAAATATCATCAGGGTCCTGCAAGACAAATTGCTCTTTATATTCTTTTAACTTTTTGACAACTTGGCCATATTCTAATGTTTTTCCTTTTTCAAAAAGAACATTAAGCATCTCTTTAAGAACCTTTCGTGCAAATTTTGGAGTAGAACCTTGAACTATCTCTACACCTGTTGGTGTAACCTTCTTTTGGGGATCATATCGTACTCCTGGGTCCTTCCAAGCTATGTCAAGAATATACTTCTTTTTGGCCAGCATTAAGGCGCTATAAGAGATTTTCTCTAACTCCAGATTCTGAAGGTCTTTTGTATTTCTTTCCTTTGCATACTCATCAAATTTTTTCGAAAGATATTCATTTAATCTCAGTTCTTTGATTTTAAGAATGAAATCAATGATGCTATCTCTTTCAGTTGGAGCATCACAGGATTTTAATAATGGATCGAATGTAATATATGTCGAGTCAGTATCATTATAAACAACTACAGTTCTTTCTTGAATTGGATTAGCATAAGTTAAACCTAATTTCTGATGAAGTTCAGTATCTTTATGCCACATGTGAATAAAATATTCATCTAATACTTTATTAGCATATTTTATTAAATCTTGTCCTTGGATAGTTACAGCTTCAGCAACGTGTATATTATATCCAACGAAGAACGGAGATGCACAAGCCCCATAAACAGAGTTAATAAAGATTTTGATTGATTGTTCGAGATTGAAGTATTCCTCTTTTAAAGCTTTTAATCTTGCAATTTCTTTTTCAAGTTCTTCAATTGAACATTCATATGGATTTATCTTGGCCAGTTCGAATTTAAATGGCGACATAATTTTTACTATATTTTATATGAACCAAGATATAAAGTTTTTATAGATTTCTTAAATTTCCTCTTAATAGGTCCAATTCATCTTGCCGCTGACGTAATAGTCTTCGGTGTTCTTCTATTTGTCTGCTTATTTCATTAGCTTCTTCTTGAACTCTTCTTCTTTCTTCTTCAATTATTAATCGTTGTTGTATTTATTCGTGAATACGATTTATGTCATTCATCTGAGCGTGTTGAATTTGACTATTATGTTTTTCAACCCAACGTACTATGTAAACATTTAATAATGCAGAAACCATAGTGGGAAGTAAAGAACCTATTACAATCCAATTAAAAATATCCTCAACAGTATGTAACAATGTAAATTCCTTCCATATCCATGTACAAATCATCAAAATAACCCAAGTGGCCCATATTGGCCAATAAATTTTTGAAAAATACTTTATATGAGTGACAGCTAAAAAATAAACAAGATGTTTTTTAAATCCTATCTTTAATCCTTTGATACTACGCCTCCTGAATTTGTCCACAAAATTACACGGATGCATAGTTTCAATAGCCTGAGATAATTCATCAATGGACTTTGGTTTTAATATTTCAGAAACTGAGGTCAATTTTTGGAAATTAAAAATTCGTGATCTTCAAGTTTAAATTTTTTAAACAGCTTATGGCCGTTATCAAGCGTTCGTATCAGAAGTAATTTTTCCAATATGATCATATCTTCCTTAAACTTCTGTTTTTCTTTTTTACTCATTACTTGGCGTTTGGTTTTCATGATTTTGTCCTATTTGATTTTGCGGCAGAGACAATGGAATAATTTTTAAATTATAAGCTTTAAGTTGTAACTTAAATTTCTCCCAATTATTTCTCCATGTATAAAAATTGACTTTATTTTTAATGAATTCTTCACATGCTGAAGCTTTAAAAGTACCAACGAAGCGTCCTTCATCATGATATGCTGTTAATGTCATATCAGTTAAGTACAAGTTCCCTTTAGGTCCTTCTTCAACCTTAAAATTAATTAACTTATAGATTCCATCTCCATTCATTAAAAATTTACCCTGAACTTGAGTTAACATTGTGACTTGATATTCTTCTATTAATACTTTCATCTTCTTTATTTTAAGCGTTCACCTTTCCCGTTATACATTTCACTATCCCAACAAAGTCTTAAACGTACATTTTTTGGTCCCCACAAACGAGAATAATGATCTCTTGTTTTTCTGAAAAGATCAATAGGTTCTTCATCATATCTATCGATCATTGCATACTCTAACCATATTCCCATTATTCTTCTAGAAATCATGATGTGATGGTATGGGCGAATTCCAAAGAGAGATTTTTCTTTATTTTCTTCTTTCTTTTTTTCTTTTTCTTTTTTCATCGTTGTAATGTAATATAATTATATAAAGTTATTAAATCTACGGTTGGAGGATTTTCCCAATTCTTTTGTCCGTATGGCCAAAATATTTTATATGATATTGGTTCAAACATATTTGGATAAAACCATCCTTCTTCAATATAACCATGTATTTTAAATTGTAAACACCAACATCCCTTTTGCCGATCAAAATAATATTTTCCTCTCCAAAAAATTGCTTCTAAAAACCTCATAAATGAAAATGTTTGAGAGTAATCAGATGATATGATGGTTTTATTGTACATTTTAAAAGGCGTAATTTTTAGTTGCTTTGCGACACTTTATTTGTGTCTTAACATTATTCTTTTCTGTTGTGCCATTTTCCAATTTGCCATTACCAAGTTTTAAAACAAATCCTTCATACATCTGATAACGAGTAATATCATGAAAGATATTTGTAAAACCATATCTAACCGAGTTTACTCTGAAACAATTTTCAGATATTTGATGAAGGTGTTTTTTAACTGGATTGTCAGGATATAATTTACGAAGAAGCTCATACCTTTCTTCAAAAGTTGTTTTAAGAAGATGCTCCCCTTCATAAACCAAGATGTCGAATATGACGAATTTATGATTCCATGCCTCGTTGTTTTCATCGGCCTGACTCTTATTCATGTATTCCCCGCAAAGAACTATCCAGCCTTTTCCGCGATGAAGGGCTTTAAGTTCATTCAAATCCATTTTATGCGCAAGGGGTTTTTTGTGGCGGTTCATAA